GCCAAAAGGTTATTGAGACTTGGGCGACAAAAGTGCAAGCCGCCAAAGCATCTTTGCCAGACTTTGATGAGATCGTGGCATCTAGTGATGTTGTCGTGAATGACGATGTTAGAGATGCAATTCTGGAGAGTGATGTAGGACCACAGGTTCTGTACCACCTAGCTGAAAATGACGAACTTGCAAAGAAAATAGCTGGTATGTCGCCTAAAGCGGCCTTGAGAGAGATAGGGAAATTGGAAGAACGGTTATCCGTAAAGCCAACTGCTAAACAAGAGACTGTGGTTAAAAGTCGAGCACCAGCACCGATCAGCCCGATCCGTGGTGGGGTTGCACCAGTAGATGTACCAATCGGCAGTGATGGCGAATTTCATGGTACTTATGCTCAGTGGAAAGCCCAACGCAGAACAGGCAAGATCAGGTAAACCTAATCTTTTTGGAGAAATAAAATGGCTAATCAATTGCTAACCATCTCTAAGATCACCAACGAAGCGTTGATGGTCTTGGAAAACGAATTGACTTTCACATCGGAAGTCGACCGCAACTATGACGACCAATTCGCTGTCGTAGGTGCAAAAATCGGTAACACCGTTAACGTCCGTAGACCTGGTCGTTTCATCGGTACTACTGGCCCTGCTTTGAACGTTGAAGATTTCAACGAGACAAGCGTTCCTGTAACTTTGGCAACACAGTTCCACGTTGATACACAGTTCACTACACAAGACTTGGCTTTGTCCTTGGATATGTTTAGCGATCGCGTGTTGAAGCCTGCTGTGGCGGCTATTGCCAACAAGATCGACCGTGATGGTTTGGTCATGGCTAAAAACAACACCGCCAACATCGTTGGTACTGCTGGCACACCACCCACAGGTTTGATTACATACCTGACTGCCGCCGCTTACTTGGACGCTGAAGGCGCACCACGTGACGGTCGCCGTTCATGTATCGTTGAACCCTTTACATCTGCCACTATTGTGGACAGCTTGAAAGGTCTGTTTGTGCCTCAAGAAGCCATTGGCGAGCAGTATCGCAAGGGCTTGATGGGTCGTGACAGCGCAGGCATGAACTGGAAGATGGATCAGAACGTTGTGTCTCAGACATTCGGTTCTTATTCAACCGCCACTTTGTCTTGCAACACTTCAACTGCAACAGGCTTTTTGACTTCTGGTTGGGCATCTACTTCAACTATTGCTTTGTCAGCTACAACTGCCAACGCATCGTTGAACCAAGGTGACGTTATCCAGATCGCCAACGTCTATGCGGTCAACCCACAAAACCGTCAGGCTTATGGTTCTAACAAACTGCGTAACTTTGTTGTGACCGCACCTGTGACCGTTTCTACTTCTGGTACTACTTCTGTGACTGTCAGCCCTGCTGTCATCACCGCTGGTCAGTTCCAAAACGTTTCAGTTACATCACCTGGCGCATCCGCAGTTACACCGTTCAACAACACTGGTACTGTTTCCCCACAAAACATCATCATGCACCGCAATGCGTTCTGTTTGGCAGTAGCCGATCTGGAATTGCCAGAAGGTGTGCATTTTGCTGGCCGTGCTTCCGACAAGGAAATCGGTCTGTCAATGCGTGTGGTTCGTCAATACACCATCAACAACGATTCAATCCCGACTCGTTTGGATGTACTGTATGGCTGGGCGCCGCTGTACCCTGAGTTGGCCTGCCGCGTTGCAGCTTAATTAACCTAAACCAAGGAGAAAAATCATGGCTGCACCTAATAGCGTCACCACAATTCACCCAAGCAACCTGGCAACAAACCAAGCTATCCGCTTGTTGTTTGTGGCAACTGGCGTTCCTATCTCCGCTACTGGCGATTCGACTGTCACTTTGCCTGCTCAGAACGTCACCACCTACTGCGTACAAAACGTGGCCATCACCAACGCTAACAAAGACGTTAGCTCTGGCGCATTGGCTATTTGGACTGCACCAGCAGGCGGCGGCACAGAAATCGTTACTAACGCAACTTTGACTAGCAACACTGGTTCAACTTACGTTACCAACGCAACTGTTGTCGCTGGAACAAAAACTACTGCCCTGACCGCACAGACTTTGTACGTTAAGGTCGGTACTGCTGTTACTGGTGGAACTGTGGACATTTACGTTTACGGTTACGACTTCTCTGTTTACTCTTAATTGAGGCATAACTGAGTAGAAAAGCCACTCTCAAAAGGGGTGGCTTTTTCTGTTTTTAAAGTACAATCAATTCATTCTGTAAAGGAATCATCATGGCTAACTCTCAAGCAATTGGCGTTGCATATCTTGACCAAGATATTATTGACGCTACTTATTCTTTGGTTAACTCAGTTAGTGGTCAGATGGGCTACACAACTGGCTCACCATCAACAGCGGTTTCTTCTGTAACTCAATTAACCAGCAAATCAACAGGCGTTACCATCAATGCGGCGGCAGGTCAAATTGTGACCAATAACGCGGCTTTGGCGGCTGGTGCTGAAGTGGCTTTTGTGGTTACAAACAGTGCTGTCAGCGCTTACGATATTCCAGTTATTGCCTTGGCTTCTGGCGCGGCGACTGCTGGTACATATTTGTTAAGCGTTGCCGCTGTTGCAAACGGTTCATTCACAGTTGTCATTTCAAACGCAAGCGCAGGCTCATTGTCTGAGGCTTTGACTTTGAACTTCGGCATCATTCATGTGGCTCAACTGTAATGGCACAGTCATCAGTCCAGAGAAACGCTGGTCAGACAGTTGCGTTATCGGTGACTAATACGGCTCATGCGGCTGTGTTAATTGCTGATAACACTAACGACCAGATTAACTACACTGCGTTCTTGAACACGGGCGCAGCACCAATTGCTGTTAGATGGGGAACGACCGATCCTGGCGCACCCACATTTCCAGTTGATGGCACAAATGGCGACTTTGTTTTACCTGCCGCCATGAATACATCGCTTATTTTGGCAACCCCAACGTCACCATTCTATTTGACAGCTAAGAGCAATTCTGCGACTGCTGGCATTTTGTATGTGACTCCTGCGGCTGACCAATCCTAAGTTATGGCTGATCCTGCTGTTGTTTTAGATCAAAACATACTGCCTGTTCAGGCGCTGTTTAATGTCGATAACACATTTAATACCTTTATTGGGCAGGGTCAGCCATTTGTTGTTTCTGGAACTAACACTCTTGGCATTCAAGATGTCACGGCATTAAATGCCACTCTATATCCAACATTAAGCCCTGTAAGTACAGGCGCTGTGACGGTTTTAGATGTCACTTCAACAAAGTTATCTTTTAATCCTTACAGTGGGACTTTAACTTCTACTAATTTTGCAGGCACATTGTCAGGAACAGCTACATATGCCAATAATCTTAATAATGGTGTCGCAGGCAACATACCTTATCAAAGTGGTACAAACGCAACAGGTTTTATTGGGAATGGATCATCAGGCCAAGTATTGACATCTGCGGGGTCTGGAACACCGTACTGGTCAAACCCCACTTCTTCTGTGGCTATTTCGGACGATACGACAACGGCAACCACCCGTTATCCGCTGTTTGCGGCGGTTACAACGGGCAATGCGTCAACTCAATATGTGTCATCCACCAAACTGCAATATGTACCATCTACGGGCGTTTTAACGGCTACTGGCTTTAGTGGATCGGGCGCAAGTTTGACTAGCTTGACCGCTGGTAATTTATCTGGGACTATTCCTAGTGCGGTATTAGGTAATTCAACGGTATATATTGGAACAACCGCAGTAGCTTTGAATAGATCATCTGCGTCTATTAGTTTGACAGGTACAAACATTGATGGTTCAGCGGGATCAGCAAGCACGGCTACTACGGCGACAAATGCTACAAATGTTGCGGTGACTGACAATACCAGCTCAACTGCAACTTGGTATCCATCTATTTTAAGTAATAGCACAGGTAATTTGCCTATTACTGTTAGTTCTACTAAATTACAGTTTCAGCCATCTAGCGGAGTATTGACTGCCACAGGATTTAGCGGTTCTGGTGCAAGTTTGACAGGCACGGCTACATCTTTGACCGCTGGTAAGGTGCAATATGCGTTGACCGCAGGCACAAACATCACGTTTAGTTCTGGCACTACCTATGATGGTTCAGCCGCAATTACTATTAACGCTACTGGTGGTGGCGGCGGCGGTATGGTTTACCCTGGCGCGGGAATTCCAAACTCCACGGGATCGGCTTGGGGTACATCTTACGGAACAAGTGGCGCAAATAGTGTAACTTTGCGAGATGCCAACAACAACATTACCGCAAACGCTTACTTCAATGGATTTACAAGTGTTGCGGCATCAGGGTCTACAATCACGCTAACCGTTGCGTCAACCCCCGTTTATTTGGTTACAGGGTCAGGCGGTCAAGTCATTCAATTGCCTAACGCAACCACCTTGTCAAACGGAACTATTTTTTCGTTTAACAACAATCAGTCTAGTGGCGCAATCACGGTTAACAACAACTCAGGCACTTTAATTGTTTCTGTGCCATCAGGCGGTTACACAACGGTTGTTTTGTTGTCAAACTCGACTGCCGCTGGCTCATGGGATAGACACGACCAAACCCCTGCAAACGTGTCTTGGTCTACTAATACGTTTGATTACCCTGGTTCAATTACTTCTGCCACTTGGAATGGAAATGTTGTTGCCTATAATCGTGGTGGAACAGGACAATCTGCCGCTTTTGTGGCTGGTGGTATTGTTTATGGTTCAACAACATCGGCGTTAGCAGTTACTTCAATTGGTACATCTGGCCAAGTTTTAACTTCCGCAGGAGCAGGGACACCAACTTGGACAACTCCAACAACAGGCACTGTTACAAGTGTTGGTGGTACGGGCACAGTCAATGGGTTGACTTTAACAGGTACGGTTACATCATCTGGCAATCTTACTTTAGGTGGTACGTTAGATTTATCTTCACCTCCTGCCATTGGTGGAACTTCCGCATCTACTGGCAGGTTTACAACAGTTACATCCACAGTAGCAACGGGTACTGCACCATTTACAGTAGCATCAACAACACCAGTTACAAATCTTTCTATTGGCGGTAATGCGGCAACAGCTACTAAT